CGCTAGTAATAAGTTGTGCAATTTCTTGGCTTATTGTACTTCTTGCAAAAAGAGCTGGTTATGTAATTGATTGCGTTGTCATGATAGAAATTGTAAAAACTATGTTGGGAATATGGGGTACATTACTGGGGTTTATTATTACAGCAGTATCAATTTTAATAGGATTCAATGGTAATGAGCGAACGAAAGATATTATGAATTCAAGACACTATAAAACAATATTGTATACCTATATGATAACATGCTTTACTTTATTACTCTGTATTGCAATTTTTATACCTGTAGTAATGATTAATAAATTCAGCCTAAACTTGCTATATATATTCTCTTCCACATTAATTATAACACTTATATATGTTTTTTTATGCCTATTATATTTAACTTTGATTATCGTTACGGCTCTTAAGAAGAAAAACAATAATTAGTCAATAATAAATATTTAAGAGCATCCTTCGTGGGGTGCTTTTTTAATACTCCGAAACAAATGAATCGAGGTGGTGAGCCTGATGGCTAAAGGTAAATATGAATATTGGTTAACTCCTGATGGCTTACTGAGATTAGAAGCGTATGCCAGGGATGGATTAACAGATGATGATATTAGCGGAAAGATAGGAATAAATAGAGCTACTCTGTATGATTGGAAGAAGAAGTATCCCAACATATCCGACTCCTTAAAAAAAGGTAAGGAAGTTGTTGATATTGCGGTTGAAAATGCCTTGCTTCAAAAGGCCTTAGGCATAAACAAAATAGTCAAAAGGGCAGTTAAGGTTAAAGAGGTACTATACGATAACGGTAAGCGTATCAGTGAAATAGAGCATATTGAGATGGTTGACGAAGAGCTGTATATTCCTCCTGAAACTACTGCACAGATATTCTGGTTGAAAAATAGAAAGCCTGCCGAGTGGAGAGATAAAAGAGACGTGGAGCTAAGTGGTAATGTTAATAATCCATATCAGAATTTGACTACAGAAGAATTAAAGAAGTTGGTTAAGGATGGATAAGGAACTAATTAGATTAGGTGCAAAGATAGAACTCGCTAGGCGTGAGTTCTTTTTTTATTGCAATCTTAAAGCTCCCGACTTCTACAAAACCAATAGAGAATATCTCACTGACTTATGTAGAGAATTTCAAGAGTTCCTTGAATCAGATGAAAGCGTAATGGTAGTTAATGAGCCACCTAGACATGGTAAATCGCGAACAGCTGGCTTATTAGTTGAATGGGTATTAGGTAAGGATCAATCGCAAAAGATAATGACCGGATCATACAATGAGACTTTATCGACCATGTTTTCTAAGAACGTTCGTAACAATATTCTGGAAGAGAAAGCAGATCAGTATAAACCTGTGTTCTCTGATGTGTTTCCAGGTGTGACAATTAAAAAAGGTGATGGAGCTATGAACCTCTGGAGCCTTAACGATGGTTATAACAACTACCTGGCTACTTCGCCAACTGGTACTGCAACAGGCTTCGGTTGTTCATTAATGATTATAGACGATCTTATCAAAAATGCAGAAGAAGCCTACAACGAAACGGTCAAAGAGAAACACTGGGATTGGTTCACTAATACGATGCTATCCAGACTTGAAGAGGGCGGTAAGATTATCATAATCATGACCAGATGGGCGAGTGATGATCTTGCCGGCAGAGCATTGGATCACTATCAACAACAAGGTGCCAGAATTAGACACGTTTCCATGAGAGCGCTGCTTGATAAAGAAAAAAAACAGATGCTGTGTAGTGAAATCTTATCGTATAAATCATACCAGGATAAAATAAGCGCCATGGGTGAAGACATAGCAAGCGCCAACTATCAACAGGAACCGATTGACTTGAAAGGTAGACTGTATAGTTCTTTTAAGACATACATAGAGCTTCCAACAGATAAGAATGGCAATCCTCTATTTACATCGACTAAAGCCTACTGTGACACTGCTGACGAAGGCGATGACTTCTTATGCCTTATCATTTATGGAGTGTATCAGAAAGAGGCTTATGTATTAGATATTTACTACACTAAGGATCCTATGGAAGTTACTGAAACAGAAGTTGCTAAGCGATTATATGAGTGCAGCGTAAATGTAGCTGATATAGAAAGTAATAATGGGGGACGTGGATTTGCCAGATCCGTTGAAAGAATACTGAAAGAAACGTATAGAAGTATCAAAACTAAAATCAAATGGTTCCATCAAAGCAAGAATAAGGTTGCGAGGATCCTATCAAATAGTACATGGGTAATAAACCATTTTTATCTTCCGGTTAACTGGAGAGATAGATGGCCTGAATATTATTCTGCTATGGTTAAGTATCAGCGCGAGGGTAAAAACAAACATGATGATGGTCCAGATGCAACAACTGGTGTGGCTGAAAATGTAGACAAGACAGGAATGACAGTATTCAAATAATAGGCTCAAAATAACAGTAATACTATACATTTATAGTAGGTAATATCAACAATGCCCTGTTTAATAGGGTTACAGCAATTTGAAGTATTCGTTAAATTAAGGATTTTGCGAATAGTATTACGAAAACGAGGTGATAAAGATGGATTTTATTAATAATATTAATGTGCTGACTCGACCGGAGATCATCAAGATCTACATAGATGAATTCAACTTATCTAAAGAGAGACAACTCATGATTAAAGGTGATAGTTATTACAGGGTAGAGAATGATATCCTTGATCGGCAGATGATCAGATATGAGAATGAACAGCCAGTACCGGATGAGACCAAAACTAACCACAAGCTGGCTCATGGTTTCATGCATGAGTTTGTTGAGGATAAAGTTAACTATCTATTGTCTAAACCGTACACCATGGAATGCAAGGATGAAACATATCTCAAGGCAGTTACCGACGCCCTGGGAAAGAGATTTCAGCACAGACTTGTGCAACTTGGTACGGAGTGTAGTAATAAGGGTATCGCATGGAGCTATGAGTACGTAGATGCCAAGGGTAAAAAGCGAACTATGCGAATACCATCCGAGCAGTGTATTCCTCTGTGGGATGATAATGATCATGAGGAGTTGCAAGCCATGATTAGGTATTACCAGGTCGAAGTCTACGATGGTAAGACGAAGAAGTATATTACCAAGATAGAATACCATACTCCAGATGGGGTTGAATACTACATGAAAGATACTGACGGTAATGTTATTCTTGATGCAGAATTGTATCTGAATGTAGAGGGTGATGATATCCAGCTTGCACACTTTGAGATTAATGGAGAACCCGGATCATGGGAAAGGGTTCCGTTCGTGCCATGGAAAAATAACGATATCGAATTACCAGATCTGCAATTTGTTAAAACACTGATAGATGATTATGATTTAACCCGATCCGATGTGTCTAATCTCTTGGAAGACCTCAGGACCCTCATATATGTTCTTAAGGGATATGGCGGTGAAGACCTGAGTCAGTTTATGCGTGACTTAGCATATTATCACGGTATCAAGGTTGATGAAGATGGAGATGTAACCACTCTTAATCCCACAATTAATATCGATGCTGCCGCCAAGCATTTTGAACAATTACATAAAGATATTCATCGGTTCGGTCAAGCGGTCGATAAAGGGCAAGACTCACTCGGTAATAGTCCTTCCGGTATCGCATTGAAATTCCTTTATTCCGGATTAGACCTAAAGGATAATGCATTGGAAGATAGTTTTAAATGGAGCTTTGAGCAGCAGATGTATTTTGTCAATAAGTATCTTGAGGTTACCAAGCAGACATTATCTGATAAAGAGGTCAGCATTGTCTTCAATAGGGATATAGCGATAAACGAGAGCACTGCTATTACAGACTGTCAGAATAGCATGGGAGTTATCAGCCAACAGACAATCATTGAGAATCATCCTTGGACTAAAGACTACGCTACAGAAAAGGCTAGAATAGATGAAGAGGGTAAGCTTCCAGAGGATGATATGCTTAATCAGAATAAAACAGACACCGCCGCGAAAGAGGATGATGAGTAATGGCCGACAAAAAATATTGGGAGAAGCGCCAGGAACAGAAGTACCTAGCCGGTGAGAAGAAAATCAATTTATACTACGCAGAGTTGAAGAAGTCTTTCGAACAATCAAAAAAGGAAATCGAAAAAGTAATTAATGACTTTGTTTTGCGTTACGGCATTGAAAATGACTCACCATCCTATGCTACTGCCCTTCGTAAACTAAATAAGACTGAGATTGGTGATCTACAGGCATTCATTTACAAGGCTTACGCTCATATGGGTGAATATGATCAGGAACTCAACAATATGTCTATCAAAGCTAGGATAACAAGGTACCAGGCATTACAGAAACAGATCGATGCCACTCTTCAACAGCTGTATGCAGATTATCAGTACAAAGGTGAAGAGCTACTGAAAGAAGTCTATTCCGACTCATATTACCAGACCTGGTATAACATCGACCAATACAAAGGATTCCATGCTGAATTTGCACAGATCAATGCTAGCACAGTGGAGGAACTGATAAAGTATCCTTTTAATGGAGCGGACTTCTCCTCTCGGCTCTGGAAGCAAAAGGCTGATATGCTCCAGAAGATGAACGAGAGTATAACTACCATGTTGATCCAGGGTAGAAATCCTATGACATTGACTAAAGAGTTTGCTAAGACTTTCAACACTAAAGAATTCGAAGCGTATAGGCTCTTACATACAGAAGGCTCATTCATAATCGAACAAGGAACGCTCAAGGCCTACGAAGAGGATGAACTTGAACAATATGAGATACTTGCTACATTAGACTTGAAAACGTC